GTGTACGATGAATGCCGCTAAATGCCGCATGGTATCCGCTGCATTACAGCCAGTGTGTTGAGCGACCTTATTATCCATGCGCGGTATTGTCGCCGTATTCCCGTATTAACAGAGACCGCAGCCCGACAGGGAGACTCCTCTGCGCGAGTGTGCGGGGATAATCAAAAACGATACACACCGGGGTTTACCGCGTTAACGGAGCGCGGCGTTGTCCCCTCATAGTCGCTGGTCCGGTGTGATGGTGGAAGAAACCGGACTACATTACAAATGATAACCATTATCATTTTTCGGGTCCTCCTGGTGTGGTGGGCCTGAACACGGGGCGGGTCGGCGCGGAAAAAAGCGCATTTTTGTGATTTTATCGTCATCATCATCATGTGTGTAACTTGTTGTTTTTAAGCACATTCGTTCTGAAAAGATGATGATTAAGGTTAATTTTTGTTCGACATCTTTGCGTGGCGCTGTTTCTTTACAAAAAAAACAGAGTCACTTCTGTTCTGCGGTATTTGTGGAGGAGGCGTGAATGGACGGCGAGCTGAAAAATATGAAGTTCAATATTAATCAACTGGCATCCCTTTCAGGCCTGCACCGACAGACTGTCGCCGCCAGAATGGCAGATGTTCCTCTTGCACCAGGCAGTAATGAAAAGAAAAAACTGTATCTCCTGACGGATTTGATAACTTCGTTGCTGGAAAAACCACCATCAGCAGAAGATGAGGATATGGATCCTCACGCTCGTAAGGCATGGTATCAGTCCGAGCGCGAGCGTCTTAAATTTCAGCATGAAACTGTTCAGCTTGTGCCAGTCAGTGATGTCAGGCGGTCCTTTTCTGTCGTGGTGAAAGCGATAGTTCAGGTACTGGAAACCTGGCCTGACCGGCTGGAGAGGGACAGGGGGTGGACCGCATCACAACTGAATGAAGTACAGATTGTGGTTGATGAGATCCGCGACACACTGGAAAAGGCAGTCATTGACTGTTGTGATGAGGCCGATATGTGAATCAGGTGAACGAGAGCCATAGCCGCGCATCCGATATCTGGCGCGAAGTGGCCTCGCTGTTTCGCCCACCCAGCCGGTTACCAGTAGCGGAAGCCATCAGGCGTTATATGCGGGTTCCACGGGGAGCCAATACTTCCGGTCCGTGGGAGTCATCGCTGACGCCCTATATGATTGACCCCATTAATACATTATCAGCCCGTGAATATGACGCGGTGGTGTTTGTGGGACCTGCGCGAACCGGGAAAACCGAAGGGCTGATTGATGGCTGGATTGTGTACGGCATCATCTGTGATCCGGCGGATATGCTGGTGGTGCAGATGACTGAGACGAAGGCGCGTGAGCATTCCAGAACGCGTCTTTCCAGGACGTTTCGCCACAGTCCGGAGGTCAGCAAGCGCCTCAGTCCTTCCCGTAATGACAACAACGTCCACGATAAAATGTTTCTTGACGGCTCCTTCCTGAAGATTGGCTGGCCGTCGATCACCGTCTTTTCCTCTTCGGATTACCGTCGTGTGGCGCTGACGGATTATGACCGTTTCCCTGAAAACGTGGACGGGGAAGGGGATGCCTTCACGCTGGCCTCAAAGCGTACCACCACCTTTATGTCCTCGGGGATGACCCTGGTCGAGAGTTCACCGGGGCGGGATATCACCGATACCAAATGGCGTTGTGGTGGCGCACATGAGGCACCGCCAACAACGGGGATCCTGTCACTGTATAACCGGGGAGACCGCCGCCGGTGGTACTGGCCGTGTCCGCACTGCGGGGAATATTTTCAGCCGGTGATGGATAACATGACCGGATACCGGAATAACCCGGATTTTGTGGCTGCCGGTCAGGCTGCCCGTCTGATGTGTCCGCATTGTCGCGGGCTGATCGCCCCTGAGCAGAAACGCGAACTGAATAACCAGGGGATCTGGCTTCGTGAAGGTGAACGGGCGGCGGCGGACGGCAGTATCACCGGAACGCCACGAAACTCCCGGATTGCGTCATTTTGGATGTAGGGTACATTTCTTACCTGTTTGTATGTTCTGGTGTCGATTCATAGTCTTTTCAATGAGTTGTGATTTTATGAGTTTCCTCTCTTTGCTTGATAATGAGTTAGTTTATCGCTTGTTATTGGCTTGAATGGACTACATGACGGACTAAAAAATGAGGGCGATAGATGTCGGTAAAGCCATTAACCGTGACTGAAGTTAAGGGGATGAAACCACGTGAAAAGGACTATGCCGTTTATGATGGGTTCGGTTTATTGCTGAATGTGAGTAAAGCCGGTGGGAAAGTGTGGCGTTTCCGTTATAGCCATCCGATAACGAAGAAACGGCAGACATACACGATAGGACGTTTTCCTGAATTCTCACTCGCGGAAGCACGGGAAGTACGTGATGAACTTCGGCGAATGATTGCACGTGGAGTTGATCCAGTGACGGAGAAGAAAAATCGTAAAATTGAGATGTCACTAAAAAATCTACAGACATTTGAAGCTGTTGCTAATGCATGGTTCGCTTTTAAAAAGGGATCTGCATTGCGGAAACCTACGCTGTATAATATCGAATATGAAGTATACAAATATCTTGTTCCTTTCTTTGGTAAGTACAGTATAGAAAAAATTACAGCACCAGTAGCTATTAATGCTCTGGATGCCGTATCCGATAAGAATGCGTTGCAAAAAAAATTAATATCAAGATTAAATGAAATTATGAATTATGCTGTAAATTGTGGAGCATTGAAAGCAAATCCATTACTTAAGATAAAGACTGCATTCACAGGAAAGAAAAATAAATCATTAGCAGCACTACCTGTTGAAAGATTGCCTGAATTTCTGAGCTGGTGGGATAGTGTGCCTCATACCTATCAAATAGCTCATAATGCACTTTTATTCCAGATATTGACAATGGTCAGGCCAGGTGAGGCGATTAAAGCAGAGTGGTCAGAGATTGATTTTGATTCTGGCTTGTGGATTATCCCCGCGCATAAAATGAAATGCCATCGTGAACATGTTGTTCCCTTGTCATCACAGGCTATTAGTATCCTCAGAACAATGCAGGAAATAAAAAGAGGGCGTTATGTGTTTTTTTCCTCCAGAACAAAAGATGCGCCTATGGGGAGGAATACTATCAAGACCCCAATTGCTGCCAGTAAGTTCAAAGGGATTGTAACGTTACATGGTTTTCGTTCAATGTGGAGTACGCTTTTAAATGAGGAGGGATTTAACCCCGATGTAATCGAGGCTGCATTGGCGCATAAAAGTGGTGATAAAATAAGAGATATTTATAATAGAACTATTTATCTAGAACAGCGTAAGATCATGATGCAATGGGTCGGTGATTTTTTTGATGATGCGAGAAAAGGGGTAATTAATAGATCCGGTGGTATGAAAGGTTTAAGAGTAGTAAATGGTTGAGGAGGTTCAGCAAATGAATACCAATGAAGATATTTTATTTACTAAAGACGTAATGAAAATCTTGCGATATGGAGCAATGAGTGCATTCATCAATTTCTGGAAAGATGAGAATAATGGTTTTCCTCAGCCGTTCAGAATTGGACGACGACATACCTGGCACCGTAGAGATGTAGAAGCATGGTTAGATAAACAACGAGAACAGGCCAATCCCCACTAATAATATCTTTCATACCCCGCGTGCAATGCGGGGTTTTTTGTATGTGAGGTAAAAAAGAAATGAATAAAAATATTGCCGTGACGGGCAAGGGTGACGCACGTCATGTAAAAAAATTCTGTGATTTTCGTGATCTGGTCGTTCTGCGCTTTGATAGTGTGAACGTTCGCGTGGTGTATCTGAACGGCGATCCGTGGTTTGTTGCAAAGGATGTTTGTGTTGCTCTGGAAATAAGTAACTCACGCGATGCTCTAAAAGCACTAGATGCGGATGAAAAGAAAACCGTCGCTTTAAGCTACGGTATTCGAGGAAATCCAAATCATAGCCTCATTTCTGAATCCGGTTTTTACAAGCTGATCGCCAGAAGTCGGAAAGCTGTTACTCCTGGCACGTTCGCCCATCGTTTCAGTAACTGGGTATTCAGGAATGTGATACCAGGAATCAGAAAAACGGGGGCTTATGGTATCCCGTGGGGCGCATTACAGGACTTTTCTCGCCGTAAAGAGCAATATCAGTTAAGTGCCAGTCAGAAGGGGAGGGAGCTACAGGCATGTAAGCGCAAAAAGCGTGAGCTGGAGGAAGAAGAAAAAAGGCTGATACGTGAATATCAGCCTGAGTTTTACTTTGGCAACCGCATTCAGTGACAAAACAAAGGCGACCCGGATCAGAGGTCGCCAATGGGAAAACACTAAACATAAGCCCAAACATCATAGCGATTTGTTGGCTGGTGGGCAATGTGATCAGTGTGCTGGCTTGCTGGTGGACTATTCCGCTTCTTTGGCCTTGCGGCGCTGGCGGCGTTTGATCTCGCCTCGCATGGCTGTAACGATAAATTGCGCAGTGCTCTCGCCTGTTTCTTTTACTTGCTCCATAGCCTCAACAACTTCATGCGGGGCGCGAGCCTGTAATTTCTGTGATTTGTTATTGATATGGTCTCTTTCCATTTCTGGTTCCCTTTGTGATTACTGGAATCCAGTATACACGAAAAAGACCAAAACAAAACGCTTGAAGTGGATTCCACTTAGTGATTATACTGGAATCCAGTTGAGTGTTTATCACTCAATGCAAACGAGGCTGAAAAGGATTGCCGTCCTTTCGCAGCCTCTGACCACCAACGATAGCAACAGTATCGAGGTAGCTATGAGAAATCATACCACACACCCGCAAGGGCGGGACTTGCACAACCTGAATAAATTCACCTGGCGTTTTATCGCCCTGAGCACGGCACAACCGCGCGTGATTACCATTGAGGCCACCAGCGAACAGGAAGCACGCCAGCAATCCCCAGTTGGCTGCGTGATGGTATTCGCCGCCCGTATTCGTCAGGGGGTGGAACATGTGTAATGCAACATGGCCTGATGCAGCGGTAGACGCTATCAAAACGCTGATGGATTCACTTATTGAGATTTCTGCTATCGCTGGTGTGGCGCATAAACACGCAGCCAGAGAATCAGAATGCATCTTCCATTATTTAGCATTTGTGCAGCTAAAAGCCGATCAGGCACTGGATAAGGCCGGAAAAATTATCATGGCTGATGTGCAGGAGGTGCACCATGCATAACCTGTCAATTTCTGACCTTAACAGCATTCAGTTTGACGAGATATTTTCCGGGCAGCTACTGGTCAACGTGGAGAATGGACGCGTGGTAAGTAATTATCACCTGCCGGATGGTGCAATTGCCGGAAGCGTTGAAGCATTGCTGGAACTGGCGGAACGTGCGCGACTGATTAAGCCGTCAACGTGCCATCACGATGATGATCTGCATTTTACCGGACGCATGGTGAGTCACTACGAAAACGGCGTTGAAGTATCCCGCGAACGTCTGCGTGATGATTGCTGTTTCGGCACACTGCCGGAATTTATCGAATTGCTGACCAGTTGCGGTTATCAGGTCATTCAGGGGGGGGTAAACATGCGTGATGATCGTTTTAATTCCCTGAAACGGGAATTTGATGGCGCACCGGAAGATGCAGCGGGCGCATTGTTGAGCGTTGCTGACATGATGAAAGCTGCATATTTTCTTATCAATACCAGTGGCTACAAGTCAGAGGGTGAAATGATTCTTAGTATTGCGTCGGACTATGCGGAATATGTGGCAGAGACGCGTTACAGAAGAAAATTCACGGAGGATGTAAGCCATGCATAATCATGAAGCGCATGTACCCGTAGTGCTTAATGTGCCAGATGATTTCACCGGACGCGTACTGGTTTACCTGGATAAAGGGAAAGTGAAATCACAATGCCGACTGAAAAGTAATGAGATTGTTGGTTCTCCTGAATTTTTTCTGAACTCTGTATTCGTGCGGAAATAAAACCGGAACTGCTGACAGGAAAATAAAACTATGAAAAAGAAAAATTCTGGCTTTACTGCCAGCGGTCTCTCTCGGCCTGAAATCAGACTCGGAGATATTTACCGCGACACCAGACGTGGGGGACGAGTGGTTATTCGTCACGTTACGCCAGGCAATATCACCTACCGCCGTGATTTTACGCTGGTGGACCATTATAAAGCCGTAAATCAAAAACGTGCAGCAAGCTATATCCGCAAAATCCGTGAAATGCTGGTTGCAGGGGGGAAAAAATGAAACTGGCACCGAACGTAAAAAAACAGCCACGCGGAATAAAACACAAAGACACAGAGGTAATTATTTTCGCGGGTAGTGATGCCTGGGCACACGCGAAACAATGGCAGGAACACGATGCGCGTATGGCTGGAGATAATGAGCCACCTGTTGTGCTGGCTGATGAACAACTGAAAGAGATCGGAAATCTGCAAATAGTGCCTGATGGGCGCACATCCGCACGCATATTCAGAGCCGGACAGTTAGATCCTGTAATGGTTAAGGCAATTGGTCAGAAGCTGGCGGCGGCAAGTATACAGAATGCGAATTATTACCCTGATGGCATGCACAGCCAGAAGTGTGAGAACTGGCGTGAATACCTTGCCCGTGAGCGTAAAAACATTGATGACGGACTGATTATCCGGTTTCCGGCAAAGAAAAAAACAGAAGACAGCGCGACACCACTGGCACTTAACCAGATGGGAGCAAGCCAGCGCGGCGAAGTTCTCCTGGCACATTATGGCGGTGAACTGGCAATCAATGCGGATTCTGACACCGTTCACCACTACAACGGTGTTGTATGGGAGCCGGTACAGGATAAAGAGTTACAGCGGACTATGGCGCAGATTTTTATTGATGCGGAAATCAGCTATTCGCAGAACGCCATCAAATCGGCGGTCGATACCATGAAGTTAAGTTTGCCCGTAATGGGGAATACAGCCCGTAACCTGATTGGATTCAGTAACGGGGTATTTGATACCAGAACTGGTAATTTTCGGGAGCATAACAAAAACGACTGGTTGTTAATTGCCAGTGAATTACCTTTCAGCCCACCAGCAGAGGGGGAAACGCTGGCAACACATGCGCCGAATTTCTGGAAGTGGTTGCGCCGTTCGGTGGCTGAGAATGACCGCAAGGCAGATCGCGTACTGGCGGCGTTATTCATGGTGCTGGCGAATCGGTACGACTGGCAGTTATTTCTTGAGGTAACGGGGCCGGGTGGAAGCGGTAAAAGCGTAATGGCGGAGATTTGCACTATGCTGGCGGGTAAGGCCAACACGGTATCGGCAAGCATGAAGGCGCTGGAAGATGCCAGGGAACGTGCGTTAGTGGTTGGCTTTTCGCTGATTATCATGCCGGATATGACCCGTTACGCTGGTGATGGTGCAGGGATTAAGGCCATTACAGGCGGTGATAAGGTGGCAATCGACCCGAAACATAAAGCCCCCTACTCAACACGCATTCAGGCGGTCGTGCTGGCGGTGAACAATAACGCCATGTCATTCAGTGACCGCAGCGGTGGGATATCACGTCGTCGGGTAATATTCAATTTTTCGGAAGTTGTACCGGAGAACGAACGTGACCCTATGCTGGCTGAAAAAATAGAAGGAGAGCTGGCGGTAGTGATTCGCCACCTGCTTACACGCTTTTCTGACCAGGACGAAGCTAAACGCCTGCTATATGAGCAGCAGAAATCAGAAGAAGCCCTGGTGATAAAACGCGAGGGCGATTCGCTGGTGGACTTCTGCGGCTATCTCATGTCGTCGGTAATGTGCGATGGCCTGTTAGTGGGTAATGCTGAAATTATTCCGTTCAGCCCGCGCAGGTATCTCTATCACGCCTATCTGGCGTATATGAGGGCACACGGATTCGGTAAGCCCGTAACACTGACACGCTTCGGTAAGGATATGCCAGGGGCAATGGCGGAATACGGCAGGGAGTATATGAAACGGAAAACGAAGCATGGCTTGCGTTCAAACGTGATACTGACAGAGGATTCAGAAGACTGGATGCCCTCATGTGCATCGGTCACAAATGACGATGGCAAAAATTAAACTTATGGAATAACTGTTCATCACTGTTCACCCTGTCATAAATATCTTTTATATCAGTATATTATATGGTGAACAGTTATTTATGAACTGTTCACCAAACTATTCACTGTTCACCTTTTTGATTGTTTATTGAGCTTCAAGGGTGAACAGTGGTGAACAGTTGGTGAATAGTTTTTGTGAAACTGTTCACCCCTTAACATTATGAATTAAAAGATAAAATATCAAAAGGTGAACAGGTGAAGGGTTGAAACGCAAAAATTTTAATTTACTGCTGTGAGATAAAGCCTATGACAGCGAAGCACACAAAAAAATCACAATCGCACGCCCTTGATTTGACGGAACACTGGTTAAGGGTGTCGATAAAAATCATCGACCGCAACGCCGGGGAAGGATATGCGAAAGCACATCCCGAACTGGTTAGCGCATTCATGACAACGGCAGCTGCAAACTTTGCCACGCTGACAGAACGGGAGATTGCCGAAGCGGAACAGGTAACAACCATCAACGTTAAAACCGGAGAGGTGGAATCATGACAGCACAGATAGCGGCTTACGGGCGGCTGGTGGCTGACCCACAGTTAAAGACCACCAGCAAGGGCACACAAATGACGATGGCGAGTATGGCTGTCCCCCTGCCGTGCAGCCAGGCAGATGACGGAACGGCTACGATGTGGTTATCCGTCCTGGCGTTTGGCAGACAGGCCGACGCACTGGCAAAACACCGCAAAGGCGAGCTGGTGAGCGTGGCGGGTAACATGCAGGTAAGCCAGTGGACAGGCCAGAACGGCGAAACGCGGCAGGGCTGGCAGGTTATCGCAGACAGCGTAATCAGTGCGAGAACGGCGCGACCGGGCGGCAAAAAAGGCCAGCAGGGGCAGGCTACTGACGCACTGAACAGGGCAAAACAACAGGCGGGGAATGATGATCCGTACGGGGATAACATACCGTTTTAAGCAACGAGTGACAGAAGCCGGAGAAATCCGGCTTTTTTGTAGGTACTCCTGGTGGGGGTGGCCTGTCCACGGGGCGGAGGGGCGCGGAAAAAGGCGCATTTTTTGATTTTTATGGCACCATCACCACCACTATAAGCTATTGATATGTTGAGAAATAAAAATTTTTAGTGTCGAATCAGGTTGTTTTTTGTTCATCACCGGAACGTTCCCGAAAACATTTACAAAAAACAGGCGCAAAAAAAGCGCCCCCGATTGCTGTTACCGGAGGCGCTTTTACACGACAAAGGAGTTTTTATCGCCAGGATGACGAGTCTTAATACTGCTTCAATGGCAAAAATGCGTCAATAACTTTGCCTTTCTGAGAATAATCAGAAAAAACATAATCTGATTTTCAGGTAGAAAATGATTTATCTATTACTTTTATCGATCAATAATGATGCCCGTTAATCAAAACGGAGGCGGATTTATGCCAGAGAACAACACCAGAAAGCCGGATAAAAGTGCCACGGTACACATAGACGCCGGAACTATGGAGAAGATCGAACGCTATCAGCAGTTCATCAAAGATAATCACCCGGGTATGCCAGTGCCCACGAAAGGACAAATCACACGCAGCGCGGTTGAATACTGGTACAGGGCAACGTTAGGAGCCTGGCTATGAAAACATGGTTTTCCATTAAGGCTATGGCAGATGTTGTACATGTGCGCATTTATGACGAGATCGGCGGGTACGGTGTAAAGGCATCGGCACTTACTGACGAGATCAACGCGTGCGGTAATGTGTCTGAAATCCATCTTCGCATCCATTCACCTGGTGGCGACATCTTTGAAGGGCTGGCTATCTATAACGCCCTGAAAAATCATCCGGCAAAGAAAATTGTACACATTGAAGGCATGGCGGCTTCTATGGCCTCGTTTATTGCCATGTGTGGCGATCACATCGTTATGCCTGAAAACGCGATGATGATGATACATGCCCCCCGTGGTGTTACTGCCGGAGTGTCGGGCGACGTTCGCCGCTTTGCTGACCTGATGGACAAGCTGGGCGACACGATGGCGGAAACCTACGCCGGAAGAACGGGCAGGAGCAAACAGGAAATCACCGCCATGATGGAGGCGGAAACCTGGATGGATGGCAATGAGTGTAAGGCTAACGGCTTCGCAGATGAGGTTATAGCCGCGATTACAGCAATGGCCCGAATTGAATCAAAACGAATCGGAGATTTTTCAAATATGCCGGAAAAAATTAAAAGCATGATCAGCCAGAAAACTACCAGTGGCGAACAGGAACGACTTAACGGCATCCGTGAATTGTTTGGCACGTTCAACGGAAGATATAACGACCTGGCTATAAGTTGTCTTGCTGATTCAGAATGTAGCGTTGAGAATGCACGCGAACGCCTTTTACTCGCTATGGGTAAAGAATCAACGCCAACAAACAAAACCACCCCCGCAAATCTTTACTACGCGTACACGGATAACGGCAACATAACCGGCGATGCAATGCGCCAGGGGCTTAATGCGCGTCTTGGTCACGAACGGGCCGAACGCGGTAATCCTTACGCCATGATGAGCCTTTTCGATATGGCACAGGCATCATTAACCCATCGTGGTATAAGCACGGGCAGCTACGGCACACGCTCGCAGATAGTAAACGCGGCATTCACCCACAGCAGCAGCGATTTTACCGATATTCTTGCTGGTGGCGCTGAAAAATCAGTGCTTGCAGGCTGGGAGCACAGCGGCGAAACATTCCGCCAGTGGACGAAAAAAGGTTCCCTTTCAAACTTCCGGGAAGCCCGCCGCGTTGGTATGAATGGCTTCTCAACGTTAAACAAAGTGCCGGAAGGGGCAGAATATAAATACATCACCACCAGCGATCGCGGTGAACCCATCGCGCTGGCTACTTACGGGAATATTTTCAGCATTACCCGCCAGGCGATAATCAATGATGACCTTGATCAGTTATCAACGGTGCCAATGGCTATGGGCCGTGCTGCATCAAGAACGGTGGGAAATCTGGTTAATCTGGTGCTTACAGGCAACGTAAAACTTTCTGACGGAATAGCGCTGTTTGACAAAAAACACAGCAACCTGATTGAAGCAGGACTGACAACACCGGGACTTAGTGCAGCACGTCACCTGATGCGCACACAGAAGGACAAAAATGGCGAAGTGCTGAATATTGCGCCTAAATTCCTTTTAGTTCCGGCAGCACTGGAAGATCGCGCGTTGCAGATGATTAACTCAACCGCACCTTTCGGGGCTGATAAAAACAGCGGGATCTTTAACCCGTATCACAAGCTACTTGATATCATCGTCGATCCCCGCCTTGATGATATCAGCGAAAAACAATGGTACATGCTTTCCGCACAGGGAACGGACACAATCGAGGTGGCTTATCTTGATGGCAGTGACGAGCCTTACCTTGAACAGCAGGAAGGTTTTATCGTTGACGGCGTGGCCTGGAAAGTCCGTATTGATGCAGGTGTGGCAGCTCTGGATTATCGCGGTATGGTCAAATCAGGCGGGACAGATTCACTATGACAACAAGGCGGCACCAGCCGCCTTTTTTGCGGGTCCTCCTGGTGGGGTGGGCCTGAACACGGGGCGGGCGGGCGCGGAAAAAAGCGCATTTTTGTGATTTTATCGTCATCATCATCATGTGTGTAACCTGTTGTTTTTAATGTGGTTGATGCAAAAAAGATGATGATTGTGGTTAATTTTTGTTCGACATCTTTTAGCGTGACAGATTCTTTACAAAAAATCTGAGCTTGTTTTCTTCACCAGCGCGATGGGGGCACAATGACAGAAGCCGAAATACTGGGATTAATCCGCCGCGTCGCCGGAATCAGCCAGCAGGTTGACGAACAGGTCACGCAGCCGGACAGCATGACCGCAGATAATTATGTGCGTGTAGTGGTGGAGGTGATGCGCGGTGATGGTATCCAGCTTAATGATGTGGATATGCGCAATATACGAACCAGAGTCCTTGAGTTGCTGGCATACCGTCGCCGTTCTCAACAACGGAGGGAGAGCGCGAAAAATACTTACCAGTGGAAGACGCCGGAACGGCTGCGGAGGTAACTTGTTGATATTCCCGATAACGCAAAATTGCGTTGGCTGGTGGGTGAGTTGCAGATCTGCAACTCGATCATGAAATTACGGAAACTACCCGTAGTTTGGGTAGTAAGAGCAACACCCAGATTTTGGGGCTTACTTGCGATACCCAAATAAAGGGTATCGGTGGAAGAAATATCGTTTCTCATATGTGAGTTCCGAGAGCGGAATTCCGCCTCTGATTTGTCATTGTGATCATGCATAGCGGCAATAATTAATATTGCTTCCTTTTTTGCTTTTTTATCGCTTAAGCAGGTACTAAATCTGGGACTATGTTGTAGGGGGCATAACTCAATAGTACCTTATAATCATTTAGTTACCTTTTATTTACTTCTTCTTGGATGGAGGGGCCAGCTGCGGCGTTTCAGACCTGGGAACAACTGATTTTTAAACTGCTGGCGGCAGAAGAAGAGTATGAGCGAACCGGCAGTGAAGAGACCCTGAAAGCGGTGGTGAACACCGATATCGGACGACCCTATCTGCCCCGTTCAGCCACGGAACAGCGTAAAAGTGAACTGCTTGAACAGCGTGCCGAGCCGTTTCCCCGGCGATCTGTGCCGGATGGTGTGCGTTTTATTGAGGCAACGGTTGACGTACAGGGCGGTAAAAATCGCCGTTTTGTTGTGCAGATCACCGGATACGGAGAGCAGGGGGAACGCTGGATTGTTGATCGCTACAACATCCGGCATTCACTGCGCTGCAGTCCCAACGGTGAAAGTCTGCCGGTTGATCCGGCGGCATATCCGGAGGACTGGGATTTGTTGCTGACGGATGTGTTCCATAAAACATGGCCGCTGGCTTCTGATCCGGATGTGCGCATGCGTCTGATGGCCATGGCGGTGGATACGGGAGGGGAAGCCGGGGTGACAGATAACGCCTATCGTTTCTGGCGTCGTTGCCGGAGTGACGGACTGGGCAACAGGGTGTTTCTGTTCAAGGGGGATGGACTTCGCCGTGACAGGCTGATTAACCGAACCTTCCCGGATAATACCGGCAGAAGTGCCCGCCGTGCCAGAGCCAGTGGCGATGTCGCGCTGTGGCTGGTTCAGACGGATGCGTTTAAGGATCGTGTAAATAATGCCCTGTGGCGTGACACACCAGGGCCGAACTATATCCACTTTCCCGACTGGCTGGGGCGGTGGTTTTACGATGAGCTGACCTATGAAGAGCGCGGCAGTGACGGAAAATGGCGAAAACCGGGCAGGGGCGCTAACGAAGCGTTTGACCTGCTGGTTTATGCGGATGCGCTTGCCGTTCTGCATGGTTACGAAAAGATCCGCTGGCCCTCCGCACCGGACTGGGCACAGCGGGAAACGTGGCTCGTCTTCCCGCAGGAGCGTTCTGGTGAAACGGTATCCCCGGAACTGACGGCCGGGGCAGAAAAACGCCGTCGCCGGAAGAAAAAACTGTGGACGGAGCGTGCGGAAGATAATCCATGGATAACATCAGGAGGCTGGTTGTGAGCACAGAAGAAGCCAGAGAAATGATACAGCGGTACCGTGAAGCGGAAATGGCCGTACTGGAGGGAAAGTCTGTCACCTTCAACGGGCAGCAACTGACGCTGGAAAGCCTTTCTCAGATCCGCGCCGGACGTCAGGAGTGGGAACGCAGGCTTGCCGCGATGGTGAGCCGCAGGCGGGGAAAACCGGGATTTAAACTGGCGAGGTTTTAATGGCAATTATTGATGATGTGATCGGCGTGTTTTCCCCCGGGTGGAAAGCAGCCAGACTGCGTTCAAGGGCGTTAATCATGGCCTATGAGGCGGTGAAACCGACCCGGACACATAAAGCCCGGCGGGAAAATCGCTCTGCTGATCAGCTCAGTAAATACGGTGCGGTTTCCCTGCGGGAGCAGGCCCGTTTTCTGGATATCAATCATGACCTGGTGATTGGTGTGTTTGACAAGCTGGAAGAGCGGGTGATTGGTGCCAGGGGAATTATTGTGGAGCCTCAGCCATTACGAAAAAACGGGGAAATGGCGGCTGAGCTGGCTGCGGATATCCGCCGTTTGTGGGCTGAATGGTCCGTGAGTCCGGATGTGACAGGGCAGTATACCCGTCCTGTGCTTGAACGTTTACTGCTGCGGACCTGGCTGCGGGATGGTGAAGTGTTTGCGCAGATGGTCAGTGGTGCGGGAAACGGTCTGGAACGGACGGCGGGAGTGCCATTCTGGCTTGAGGCGATGGAGCCGGATTTTGTTCCCATGCGCACTGATGAATCCGCCGGACTGAATCAGGGGGTTTTTCTTGATGAGTGGGGAAGACCGAAAAAATATCTGGTTTATAAAAATTATCCGGTCAGAGGCCGGCAGAGTGATACGAAAGAAATCGCTGCCGGAAAAATGATCCACCTGAAGTTCACTCGTCGTCTGCATCAGACGCGAGGCTCATCCATGTTATCGGGGGTGCTGATGCGGATCAGTGCCCTTAAGGAGTATGAGGATGCGGAACTGACAGCGGCGCGTATTGCTGCGGCGCTGGGACTGTATATCCGTAAAGGTGACGGACAGGACTATGAAGATCCGGGGAGCAAAGAGACCGAGCGGGAAGTCCATATCACCCCGGGTATTATTTATGACGATTTGCGCAAGGGCGAGGATATCGGCATGGTCAAATCTGACCGTCCCAATCCCAACCTTGAAACTTTCCGCAACGGCCAGTTGCGTGCAGTGGCAGCAGGCAGTCGTCTGAGTTTTTCCAGTGCGGCGCGTAACTATAACGGCACCTACAGCGCCCAGCGGCAGGAGTTGGTCGAGTCCACGGATGGTTACCTGATCCTGCAGGACTGTTTTATTGGCGCGGTAACCCGCCCGGTGTACCGGACATGGCTGAATATGGTGGTTGCGGCAGGTCTGCTGAAAATTCCGGCGGATGTGGAGATGAAAACGCTATATAACGCGACGTATTCCGGTCCGGTGATGCCGTGGATCGACCCGGTTAAGGAAGCTGAAGCCTGGAGAATTCAGATCCGGGGTGGTGCAGCGACAGAATCTGACTGGGTGCGTGCTGGTGGGCGCAATCCGGATGAGGTCAAACGTCGCCGCAAGGCTGAAATTGATGAAAACAGCAGACTGGGGCTGGTCTTTGATACTGACCCCGTCAACGACAAAGGAGGCAACAGTGCCGGAACTGAACGACAGTATCAGCGCGACACCGAAAGCCAGCATGAAGAATAAATCCTGGTTCAGGATGCAGGCTGGGGGGCCGGGTGACGCGGATATTTATATTTATGACGAGATTGGTTTCTGGGGAGTTACCGCGAAGCAGTTTGTCAGCGAACTGAATGCACTGGGTGATATCACCCACATTAATCTCCATATCAATTCACCGGGTGGCGATGTCTTTGAAGGCATCGCCATTTTTAATGCCCTGAAAAATCAGGGGGCGACCATTACCGTGTATGTGGATGGCGTTGCCGCCTCGATGGCATCTGTGATTGCGATGGCCGGTGATACGGTCATTATGCCGGAAAATGCCTTCATGATGATCCATAAGCCATGGGGATTCAGTGGCGGGGATGCTGAGGATATGCGCAGTTATGCCGATTTGCTGGATAAAGTCGAATCGGTACTGTTGCCAGCCTATGCGCAGAAAACCGGAAAAACCACCGATGAAATTGCCGCCATGCTGGCGGATGAAACCTGGATGTCCGGTGCCGAATGTCTGGCACACGGATTTGCTGACCAGGTGACACCCGCTGTTGAGGCAATGGCATGTATTCAGTCAAAACGTACAGAGGAATTTAAAAAGATGCCGGAATCCATCCGAAACATGATTACTCCGCCACGCAACAGTGCCCCGCGTGATACCACAGTGACAATCCCTGCACCGGCGGTAACAGAACCATCACCGGTACCGGCAGTGTCTGATGAGGCGACCATTCGCGCCCGCGTTATGGCAGAACAGAAAGCCCGCATGTCAGGCATTAACGATCTGTTTGCCATGTTCGGTGGTCGCTATCAGACGCTTCAGGCACAGTGCGTGGCTGATCCTGACTGTTCGCTGGAAATGGCCCGTGAACGACTGCTGAATGAAATGGGCAAGGAGTCCTCGCCGACCAACAAAAATACACCGGCCCATATTTATGCCGGAAACGGCAATTTTGTGGGGGACGGGATCCGCCAGGCGATGCTGGCCCGTGCCGGATTTGAAAATGTCGAGAAGGATAACGCCTATAACGGGATGACCCTGCGTGAATGGGCTCGCATGTCACTGACGGAGCGCGGTATTGGGGTGGCCAGTTATAACCCCATGCAGATGGTCGGGCTGGCGCTGACGCACAGCACCTCTGATTTTGGCAATATTCTGCTGGATGTGTCGAACAAGGGGCTGATCCAGGGCTGGGAGGAATCAGAAGAAACCTTCCAGAAGTGGACCCGTAAGGGACGCCTGTCAGACTTCAAAACAGCGTATCGCGTGGGGATGGGCGGTTTTGGTTCTCTGCGCCAGGTTCGTGAGGGGGCGGAGTATAAATACATCACCACCTCAGATCGCAAGGAGACCATTGCACTGGCCACTTACGGGGAGATTTTCTCCATCACCCGCCAGGCCATTATCAATGATGATCTGAATATGCTGGTGGACGTGCCGATGAAGATGGGGCGTGCGGCGAAGGCAACGATTGGTGACCTGGTCTACAAGGTGCTGACGGATAACCCGAAACTGTCCGACGGTAAGGCGCTGTTCCATGCCGATCACAAAAATATTGCCACCGGGGGGATCTCCGTTTCCGGACTGGATGCGGCCCGTCAGATGATGCGCCTGCAGAAAGAAGGCGATCGTGCCCTGAATATCCGTCCGGCCTTTATGCTGGTACCGGTGGCACTGGAGACGGTGGCGAACCAGACCATCAAATCGGCCAGTGTGAAAGGGGCGGATGCAAACGCCGGTGTCATTAACCCTATCCAGAACTTTGCTGAGGTGATTGCAGAAGCGCGTCTTGATGCGGCAGACCCGAAAACCTGGTATCTGGCGGCGGCACAGGGCACTGACACCATTGAAGTGGCCTGGCTGGATGGTGTGGACACGCCATACATTGATCAGCAGGAAGGTTTCACCACTGACGGCATTGCCACAAAAATCCGTATTGATGCCGGAGTGGCACCACTTGACTGGCGCGGGCTGGTGCGTTCGTCGGTGGCCTGATAACCGCGTTATCACAATCACTGCCCGAAAGGGCTTTTTTTATGCCTGAAAAACAGCCCCACAGGGGCTGTCCGGAGAAACAGCATTATGGCGAAAAATTTTGTACAGGACGGTACCACCATTGAACTGGTGAATGCCGGAGATCAGACCATCCTGAGCGGTGCTGCGGTGGTGGTCGGCAGTATGGTGGCCGTGGCCATTACCGATATTCCTGCCGGTGAGGCCGGTGACGGTTTTGCCGAAGGCGTGTTCCTGCTGCCCAAACAGTCTGCTGACGACATTCAGTCCGGCGCGGTGGTTTATCTGAAGGACGGGGTTGTGCAGCTGGCTGCAGACGGTGCGGTGGCAGCGGGGGTAGCCTGGGAAAATGCCCCTGCAAACAGCGCCACTGTGGCGGTAAAAATCAATGTCTGATCTGTTTACGCGAATGTGTTGCCGGATGGACGTGGCGACCGTTCGGGTGATGGGCAAACAGGCGGAGATTAACGGCGTCGTGTACGACGTGATGCCGGAGGAAGAGTCCGCGGAGATGGGGGCGCTTTCGGGCAGCCAGTTGTCACTGGTGGTGTTTTCAGCCCGGTACCGTCCGGCCCGTCATGATGTTGTTGTGTTTGCGGGGCGCACACTGACGGTGACCCGTTATGACACGTACAACGGTAAACCCCGGATTTTTGTCGAACAGGAATGAGTATGGCAATAAAAGGTCTGGCGCAGGCCATGAAAAATCTGGATGCAATTGATCGCCGTGCCGTTCCCCGGGCCTCTGCCATGACACTGAACCGAGTGGCGGGGGCCATTATTGCGAAAACGGCCTCTTCAGTTGCCAGGGAGCTGGCCGTTCCCCGTCGTCTTATCCGTGCCCGCATCCGGTTAAGTCCGGCACGACCGGATAAGGTTTACGCAAAGGTTTACATCAATACCGGCAACCTGCCCGCCATCAAACTGGGGGAGGCCCGCGTTCGACTTTCCCGCAGAAAACGGAGAAAGAAAGGACAGCGTGCGGCCCTGAAAGGGGGCGGCAGTGTGCTGATTGTGGGGAAAAGACGGATCCCGGACGCCTTTATCACCCGGCTGGCTAACGGACGCTGGCATGTGATGCAGCGTATGCCGTGGGCATCATCATCCACCGGCGCGGACAGCAAAGGGAGGCCGAAACGCCACCGTCTGCCGATCGAAGTGGTGAAGATTACGACTGCCGGACCGCTGGCAGAAACCTTTGAACGTGAACGGGACCGGATGTACCGGGAAAAATTACCGGCGCAGATGATGAAAGCCATGACGCATCAGTTACGCCTGGTGCTGAAAAGAAAATGACTGGGAGGGTGTATGAAACACCGTGAAATACGGGCGGCAGTTCTGTCTGCCCTGAAAGAAAATATTTCTGAGAGGGTGAGCTGGTTTGACGGTCGCCCGGTTTTTATTGATGAACAGGAACTGCCTGCTGTTGCTGTTTACCTGACAGATGCGTCTGCTGCTGACGAGTTCGTTGATGAGGGAACCTGGGAGGCGACACTGCATATTGAGGTTTTTCTCAGGGCAAAAGAACCGGACTCGGCACTGGATATGTGGATGGAAGAAAAAATTCTTCCTGCGCTGGAGGCAGTTCCCGGGCTCAGTGCATTACTGCTGAAGATGAATCTTCAGGGGTATGACTACCGCCGGGATGATGAGTTTATGATGTGGGGATCGGCAGATCTCCTGTGGAAAATTACCTACGAGATGTGAGGACGATATGGCAACACCAAATCCCCTTGAGCCGGTAAAAGGTGCCGGTACCACTCTGTGGG